CCTTCAAACGTTGAGTATCTTAAGAGTGCAAGATCTATTACTAGCAACATTGCAGGTCAAGTTTCTGGAACTAATCTTTGGACTAATCCAGAGGCATTTGGAACTAATTGGACTGCAACTAATCTTACTAAAACAGATAATGCTTTTGCAGGACCTGATGGAACAGTAACTTCAGAAAAATATGTTGGTCAAAGTGGTGTATCAGGTAATCACATATTACACAGAGACTTCAGTTTGACTGCGTTTGAAACTTTTGATACTGACAGTGTTAAATTTGACTCTAGTAGTGAAACATTTGATACTGGTTCTACTAGCGATGTATCTCAAACATTTACTGCATCTATATTCTTCAAAGCAGTTGGATCTCAATCTGTAAGATATAAATTAACACTTGATCAAGGTCAAGCAGGTGAACAGAATATATTCTTTGATCTAAATCTTACTAACGGAACTGTTGGATCTTTATTCATACCTCAACTCGGTATTACTGGAGATGCTTTCGGTGCAATCCCTTATGGTGATGGTTGGTATAGAGCATATATTACAGCAACATTCTCCTTCGGTTTCTCAAGTCTTAGAACTCAAGTAACAGTCAACAGTTCTACAGGTTCTGCATCTTGGACTGGAGATGGAACTACTGGTGTATACTTCTGGGGTGCTAAACTTAACAAGGGTGCTGTAGACCCATATACAGCAGTTGGTGGACAAATATTCTATGCAAATACTGAGTACAATATCAAGAATTACACCATAGACCTATTAGAAGGATATATGAGTCAAGCACTTGACAATACTCTTACATCTCCTTCACCAAATGCAGGTTTCTATGCTTATTATGATTCTACTGCAGCAAGTGATTATGCTAAAGTTTCTGTAGAAAGATGGATTAGATATGGATTAGATATTATCCGTAATCAACTTGATGTTGATAGTTATTATACAACTGTTTCACAAAATGTTGGTATATCTGTTCCTACTAAGACATATGGAACTAGGGACATTCCTGTTGGTGTTTCTGGTGGATTATCTACATCAGATTATATTTACGGAACTGTAAGTAGTCAATATGCTGAAATAGAAAGTATACTTGAAAATTCTGGTAAAGTTGTTCAAGTATATCAAAGATTCCGTATTGACGGTGATATCACAGATGGTCCTTATACTATGAATGAAGTTGTTGCTAAACAAGGTAATCCTTCTGTTACTGGAGTTGTATATGGTTTCTGGTCAGATGCTAACTACAAGTATCTCGATGTTCGTATAACTGCAGGTCCTTGGGCAGTATCAGATAATATTGTTGGTGCTACTAACTCTACAACTGCACAAATTAGTGCAATCGAAGATAGAATTCATATTATTGATCTTAAGGGTGATTTTGCTGATAATATTCCATTCAAAGGATATACATCAGCTGCTACTGCAACACCTACATCATTCATCAAATCTGAAGCAGCAATTACTGATAATACTGGTGGTAAATTAACAGTTGATACTGAATCTCTAGTAGGAACATTTGAATCAACATCTGTTGTTTATCCAGAATCTTCTAGAGCATATCTTGATGTTGTTAAATTCTCTGGTCTTGATATTTCTGTTGGTGATAGAATTGCATCTACAGGATATAAGAGACTTGGTATTTCAATTATAAGTGGATTGAATGTATTTGCTGAGGGTAATAGACTTTATAAAGTTAACTCTGGTATTCAAGATACAAATACATACGCTATCATTACTGAAGTTGATATTGATAATAATTACATTTATATCGCAGAATATCAAGGAACATTTACTAACGGTGATATTGTTGGTGATTATGGTGTTGGTTCAAGTTTCCCTGTAGGTTATGGTTCTGTTTTGACTGCAACTGTAACTGCAGGTCAGGCAGCTGGTCTTGTACAAGATATTCGTAATGTTGGACTTAATAAGAGATTATATCTCAGTAATCTTGTTGGAACATTTGATGATAAGGATGGAATCAAAGGACCAGATTCTTACGGATCTGTAATTATTGGTAAGGTTGAACTTAAAGCTCGTGTTAAACGTGCCTTTAGAGGATTTGATGGTGTTCAAACACAATTCAAACTTACTACAGATAATGGAACTCAGTATCTACCAGATCCTGCAGGTCATCTATTGGTATTTGTTAATGGTATTCTACAACCACCAGGTGCGTCTAATGCATACACAGCATTCTCTGACACTATTCAGTTTACTGAAGCACCTGATCTTGGAGCATCGTTCACAGGATTCTATGTTGGTAAACTTAGACAGTTAGATGATATATCATTTGAGTTTGATTCACTACGTCAATCATTCAACTTGAAACGTAATGATGTGTTCTACTCACTAACTCTTACAGAGGGTGTACAATCTAGCGTTATTAGACCTGAGAATAATATCATCGTTTCTCTTAATGGTGTTATTCAAGAACCAGGCGTTGGTTTTGAGATTGTTGGTTCTAGAATCATCTTCTCTGAGATTCCTAGATTTGGATCAACCTTCGTTGCATTCTCTTATGTTGGTTCTGAGGCAGACGTTGACGCTGCTGAAGTTATTCCACCAATCGAACCTGGTGACTTTATTGATATTCAAGGTGAGACAGCAGACAGACAGGTTGCTGTTATTGAATCTTCTAACTCCTTGATCACATTCGATTATCTCGGATCTGTGTTTGGTCAAGGTGCTGTTGGTCAATCAGTAATTACCTCAGGATTCATTAAGAATGTTCAAGTTACATCTGGTGGATCTGGTTATACATCAAGACCTACTGTTAGACTTGATTCTATATCTGGTTTTGAAGGAAATATTAAGGCACTTGTTGGGGTAGCAGGTGTTGAAATGAGTGCTGCAGGTTCTGGATATCAGAATCCCGCTATCAATGTTGAGACTACAGTCCCAGATGATTGGACTGCTCCTGACCTTTCACAATATGGTGAAGAGTTAGTAGACCCCGAAACCCCATAAATAACTAAAAATCGTAGCAAGAAATGGCTAAACAATCCCTAGGTCTTGGATCATCAGCTAATGATAACACAGGTGATACCCTGAGAGCTGGTGGTGACAAGATTAACGACAATTTTAATGAAATATATACCGCTATTGGTAACGGTACAAACTTGAACATCACTTTATCGAACCCTGCTAGTGGTCAGGTTCTTCGATATAATGGTTCAACATTTTTACCTTCAGACTATAGTGCGTTAACTACATCTCTAGATGTAGCTGGTAATTCTATTATATCTTCTTCCAACGGTAATATAAATCTTAACCCAAATGGAACTGGTAATGTATTAATTAATAATGGAAGTATTGTTAATACTTTTAATGGAACTACAGGAGTTGTAGATTTTCCAACAAAAATTCAATATAAAAACGAATATACAGCTTTAGGAAATGCACCAGCTGCTGCATCTTACACTGGATACTTTTTTACTGTTGATGGTGATGATAATCCATATGTTAACATCAACATAACAGCAGGTGGTGTTGGTGATACCAGAGCAAAACTTCTTACTGAATATTCTAGTATTGATGCGTTAAGTGACGTAGATACTACAACTGTTGCACCAACTGCAAACCAAATTTTAAAATGGAATGGAACTAACTTTACACCAGCTGATGAGACTGGTGGAGGTGCTGCATCTCAGAATATTTTTGCATCTGTAGCTGGTGACACTGGTTCAACAACTGCTGACAGCACAAGTGATACCTTAACTATTGCAGGTGGAACTAATATTACAACAGCAGTTTCTGGAGACACACTCACAGTTAACTTCAGTGGATCGTTAACTACGACTCTCGCTGCCCTTACTGATACTGATGTTTCTGGTATTACTCAAGGTGATTCTTTATTCTGGAATGGAACTAACTGGGTTGTTACTAGATCACCTATTACATGGTGGGAGTTAGCTGCACCTGATGCTTCTGGTTACAACTTTACAGGACCAGGTTTTGCAGCTGCAACAGCAGATCCTACTTTATATGTTATGAGAGGAATGACATATGCCTTTGATAATAATGCTGGTGGTGCACACCCATTTAGAATTCAAAGCACACAAGGTCTAACAGGAACTCCATATACTACAGGTCAGACTGGCAGTGGAACTTCAGTTCTTTACTGGACTGTTCCTATGGATGCTCCTAATACATTGTATTATCAATGTACAATTCACGCAGCGATGGCTGGTCAAATTAACGTAGTCGCATAATAGATGACAAGAACTGTTCCTGGTACTGGTGCAACAATTAACCCTATCTTCGATGAAGTATTTGGGGTTCGTGCAGTTGAAGTTACGAATGGAGGATCTGGATACTCTCCTACTGATCCACCACGTCTAACAATAACTGGTTGTGGAACTCCAACTAGAGAGGCACTTCTATATCCAATTATTGATACAGATTCTGGAAGAATTATTCATGTTCGTGTTTTAGATAGAGGTCAAGGATATGATCCTTTAAGATTACAAATTATTCCTCAAGATGAAACACCAAACGTTGTTGATTCATTTAATATCAATAGAATTTGGCAAGGTCATCCAAATTCACCTACTACAGGAACTTTTACTGGAACTACAGATAGACTTAGAATAGTATCTGATAATCATCCTAAACCTACTTGGACATTAGCAGAGGCAGCACCTGGTGGTGGTCCTTTAGTTGATAGATCTTTTGATCAAACATTTGTGTATCGTGGTGGTAAAGATGTTCCTAATCCAGGTACAAGATCATTTCAAAACGATAGAGTAAACGGTATATTAGCAAACGGAGGTCTATTACATACACCTGAGTGGGGTGTAGATGGTAATGCTCCCTCTGGTCATCAAATTGATGTTGTTAAGTATCCATATGTAAAATCTATGGACACTTATGATGTTGTTACTGAGAGTAATATTAATTACTATCATTCAAATGAAGTAATTCCAGAATTTGAATTGTCAAATGGTGTATTTGATTGGGGAAATATTCAACAGTTTACTTGGAATATTAAAGTAGAATTAAATAATTTAGTTTTTGAAGTAACTGAAGTTGATGAAACATTAGGAACTATAGAAGTTGGTAGAATAGTTGATGAAGTTGCTGGTGCTGCAAGAGGGGAAATTGCTAAAGTTGTAAGAAATGGTTCAAATGTTGTAACAAGAATTTATTTGAGAAATGTATCTACAGGTGCATCTTTTCTTGATCAAGATGTTTGTTTAGGATCAAACGGATTTCAGTTTAAAATTAACTCCGATCCTATTACACTCAAACCATATTATATTGATTTTGGAACAAGTGCTTCTAGATTTGGTGCTTTTGTACCTGGTCAATATTACTTCGCTCCTGAGAATATTCAAGTTAGAGCAAATGATCTTATCATCTTTAATCAATCTGATGCTTCTAATCTAGAGGGATCAAACGGACATCCTATTAGGTTCAGCACAACACCAAATGGTCCTTTAAATCAAAGTCCTGGTACTGTATATTATCAAAGCACTGGTGTATCTCAAGCACCTGCTGCAGATTATGAAACTAATTATCAATCAGTTTTCATTATGAATGCTGATGAATCTGCAAACATTTATTATCATTGTGCCTACCATCTTAATATGGCAGGTTATACAGGTGATGAAGGATATATTAAATTAAACACTACCTCAGAGACATATACACCTACTAATGATTACTATTCTAGAGATTTTTATCAATCAGATTCAAATGATCCAAATACTATAGATAGATCACGTCATGTAAATGGACATTCTAAGATTCTTGGTATTTCATATGATGGGTATCCTATCTACGGTCCTTGGGGATATAATTCTAGTAACGCTGTAGCAAGAGAAGTATCATCATATCGACTAAGAACAACTGCTGAATTAGCAGGTAATAGACCGCAGGTAAATACAGTATCTACTGTTACATATGCTGTAACAATTTCTAACGGACAATTCTTGTTTGATGGTTCTCGTCCATCATTTTTAGATTTGGATCGTGGAAAAACATATATTTTTAATCAAAATGACTCATCTAACGATAGTCAACACATTCTAATTTCTACTACAAATGATGGCTGGCACGGGCAAAATCCTGTTATTATTGGGAATACTGCAAATCTGTATACTGGTAATGGAATTAAATATTATATTGACGGGAGCGAAGTAACCTATCAATCATACTTGTCAGGATTTAACTTGGCAACCACTCGTGAACTTAGGTTTACAGTTCCTGTTGATTCGCCTACACAGTTATTCTTATTTGCATATACAACTGCAGGTCATGGTATTAGAACTGTTCAAGAGGGATATGTTTTAGGTGATTTAGTTGGTGATTATATTTACGATTCTTCTGTAGGAACACTAGATGAATATAATGGTAAGTTTGACTCTACACCTGAGTATCCAAACGGGACATATGCATATTATATGACAGAGGATAGCAGTGCTAATCCTACATATCCATATGCCATTGGTCCTAAAATGTATGGTGTGCCTCTTGCTGAAGGAGATACAGTACCAACTACACCAACTTCATTCCCATCTGTTGCTGAAGGAGATGTAATACTAAACACTGATGGAACAGTATCTTATGTCAAGATGACAAAGAAAGGTGATAATTATTTTGGTAGTGCTAGAGCTGAGATATTAGGTGGACAAGGAACAGGTGCTGTAGGATCTCCTATTGTTCAAACTGTTACTGGTCTATCATTACTTACAACAGGTAGAAGTTATGCAACTCCTCCAACACTTATCTTTGAAGGTGGTGGTGGACAAGGTGCTCAAGGTGCTGCTGAAATTGATACTTTAGGTAAAGTTACTTCTATCTCTATTGCTAATGATGGTGAATTCTATCAAGAACCTCCTTTTATATTGATAACTGGTGGGGGTGGTATTGGTGCTAAGGCAGTTGCAACAATAGATCAAGGTAAAATTGTTAGTATCACAGTTACAGATCCTGGTAGTGGATATACATCTGCACCAAATGTTATCTTTACTAAGTTAGTTAATCTTAAACGTAAGGCAAGAGCACGTCAGGCAAATAACTCAGGTACAATTTACTTAACTGGTCTTGTTAAGAATGTAACAGCAGCAGATTCAATAATATATGTTGACTCTACAGATGCATATCCAGGTTCTGGTCAAATTATTCTAAATAAAGAAACTATCACTTATACTGCTAAAGCAGCAGGTAAGTTTTCTGGTCTTACTAGAGGTGTAAACTTTAATTATGATCAGCGTGTAATTCTTGATGCAGGTCAAAATGATTCTGCAGGTAATTCAACTTATAAATTTAATGTTGGTGACCGAGTAATTCGTAAAGTTGAAAACGCAAATAACAAAGTTGCAAAGGTATATGATTGGGATCCTGCTTCAAGAGAACTATTAGTTACATTTGAAGTTGATGAATTAGCATTTATTGATGGTGGTAGACCTTCTACCGAAGATGCTATTGTTCAGTTTGATGGAGGTGTTGCTGCATCTTCTGGAACAGGTATTCTTCCTCATACTACTGAGGCAAATGTAGGCAGTACTATTACAACATTAACAGTTCCTATAGCTACAATAGCAGACACTAGATTTGTTGATATTGCTGAAAACGCTGGTGCTGGTGATGGTATACCCGACTTAGTAAATACTGCTACTGATTTCTTAAATCAAATTAGTCTTGATGGTGGTATATACAGTTCTTTATATGGTATTGAAGAAACACAAGGTGGAACTAATACAACATTATTCCAAGTTGGTGACAATATCAAGGATGGTAGTATACCATTCAAATATGCAAACGTTGATACAGCAGGTGCATTAAGTGATGGTGTTGAGCATAATGCAACACTTAAGATATTCTTGGATGCAACAAATGCTAATGGGCAAAACTACAGTGTCAATGAAGTCGTTACAGGTTCTGTATCAGGTGTTCAAGCAACAGTAGTATCTTGGGATCCTTCTGAGACTTCAGTTGTTGTTCAAAATGTAGTCCCATATAACACAGGAAATATTGCTATCGGTATTGCTGGTTATCTATATGAATTTTCACAAGATGGCACGATTGTTGATTTCAATGTTCAAAATCCAGGCACTAACTATTCTGCTGCTCCAACAGTTGCAATAGAAAATACTGGGGACATTCAATCTACAGCAACAGCAGTTTTAACAACTGCAGGTGACCAAGTTGCTTCATTAACAATCAATAATGGTGGGTATGGTATCCCACAAACAGTTGACGGAACTTATAACGTACACCCTACAGTAACATTCACCAATGCAAGTGGTGATACTACTGGTGCAGGTGCTGTTGCACAAGCAATTTTAGGTGTAGAAAATCTCGTTGGTAACGCAGGTGCAACCTATCGTATCAAGAGAATTGAGTATCAAGCAACTGTTCGTTCAAAATGAGCATAAATAAACAGGAGGACATATAGTCACTAGGACATGGCAGCTCTATTAACTGATCAATTTAGAATTTTTTCAGCGAAAAAATTCATCAAGGCACTTGAAGGTCCCGATGCGACTC